CACGAGACAAGATTGCCGCCTACCTTGACGAGAAGCTCGGCAACGATGGCGGCCCGCTGACGCCCGAGCAGCGTTCGGCATGGGTTGCCGCCTACCGCGAAATCGGGAGGGCCGCCAATGACGCAGCAAGGTGATGGGCGTTGGACGTTCTCGGCGATTGGGTTTGTGCTGTTCGCTGCCGTGATGGGGACGCTGGCCAGTCGGTATGTGAGCCGCCTCGCGGATCGCATTGAGGGCAACTACGGCTACACGCCCAATCCCTCGGCGACGGCGGAGTTCCTCAAGCAACTCGACAAACCGCGATTCGCTCAGGCCGGTGCGGATTGCATGGCCAATGCCAAGCCCGTTGATACGTTCTTGTGGCGTTACGCTGATGATGCCAGCCGAGCCGTCTACGGCAAGCCGTTTGAGGTGTGGAACCAAGGGCCTTATGGCACCTGCGTCTCGTTCGGCTGGGGAATGGGGTCGTACATTTCGCAGTGCGTGGACTGGAAGACGGGCAAAACGCCAAACCCGCCTCGCCTTGTCGCGACGGAGCCGATTTACGGCGGGAGTCGCACGGAGGGCAGGCTGCCTCCTGTCAAGTTCGCCGGGTTTTCGGACGGCTCCTTTGGTGCTGCCGCTGCTCGATGGGTGGCAGGACTCAAAAACGGCCACGGCGGAATCCTGTACCGCGAGGTGCAGCCAGACGGCACCGACCTCACCAAATACAGCGGCGAGTTGTCGCGGCAGTGGGGAGCCTACGGCGTGCCTCCCGAGTTGGCGTCAAAGGCAAACGGACACAAGGCCGTCGCCGTTGCCCTCGTGAGCAACTGGGATGAGCTAGTCGCCGCCATCGGCTCTGGCTACTGCGTGCCAATCTGCAGCAATGTGGGATTCGCCGCCACGAACACACGAGACGCCGACGGGTTCTTGCCTCGCGGTGGCAGCTGGGGGCATTGCATGGTCTGCGTGGCAACGCGTCACGCCGACGGGCCGGGCAAACGGGACGGCGTTTGCATTTTGAATAGCTGGGGGAAGACGTGGGTGAAAGGGCCACGATGGCCAGCCGACCAGCCCGATGGCTCATTCTGGGCCAGCAAGGCTGACATCGAGGCCATCCTTCGGCAAGGCGATTCGTTTGCCATCGGAGGCGTGGACGGCTTTGCCTACCGCGATCTTGAGCACCGCGAGTGGCTCACGCCGTCACCGGAAAACGTCACGACGAAACACCATGCTGAACTCAATCACCTTCTCGCACTGTGAGCAAAGCCATGTCAAAGCGTAGTGTGATATTGTCGTGCGCCGCCTGCCTCGTGGCGGGCTATCTTGTGGCGACGGTTCCTGGCTTTGACCCGGTGAATCCATTTGTTCCGAAGCAGCGGCCTGTGGCACGCCTGCTCGCTCGTGTGGCGAAGTTCGGGCTGTGGCTCACGGTGTTTGCAGAGCCAGCACCGCAGCCAATCGAGCAGCAATATGCGGCGTCTCATTGCGGCGGCGAGATGATTTGTCACGCGGAGGGCTGGTGATGTTCACGCTGATCGTCTGGCTGATTTTTGGCTACATCGCTGGAAGCATTGCGGAGTGGCTTTATCCACAGGCAGCGGCAAAGAACCGCTGGCAAACCATATTCATCGGAGTTGCCGGTTCGGTTGCTGGAGGCTTGGTTGGCTCGATCATCACGGGCAACCACTACGCACCGGCCGGCATCATTCTCAGCGTAGCCGGTGCAGTCCTGTGCATGTTCGTGTGGAAGAAACTCAACGAGGCTCCGTGATGGCATTGTTCTGGCGATGGATCGTCTCACTTCTGGTGTGGCTTTCTGCTGACTCCGAGCAGCTTGCCCGCGAACCCGCTCGGGCTGCCGCTGCGGTTGCTGCTGCAAAGTCAGCCATGGTGGGTGCGGCTCGTGTTCGTGACAGCGTGGAAGGCGTGGAAGCGCAGCCAACGATCGCAAGCGGAACGAACGAGGTGAACCAATGAGCATGTCGCCACGACTCCTTCGGCCACGACAGACAGGCTTCAGCCCGAAGAACATAAGCGGCCTGATCGGGTGGTGGGATTTTTCGGACGTTGCAACCCTTGGGCCTACCTCATCCGGCACTGGGACAGTCAGCAACAACGGCCCGGTCAAGTACGTTGCGGACAAAAGCGGCAAATCAGCAGCCATGACTCAATCGGGGGCCGACAGCGTGGCCCCAACTTTTATCGCCAGTGCCACAAACGGACTTTCTGCGGTTGGGTTTGACGGCGGCGATCGAATGGCAAATGCGTTTACCGTGACACTTACGGCGGAAACGGTTTTTGTTGTTGCAAGAATGACTTCGCTGTCGGCATCAAACGCCAGGCTGTTCACGCAGAGCGATGCAGGCAATGATTTTGCCGTTTCTGGCGGTTACTACGTGCCATTTCAGCGCAGCGCGGCCACTGAGGCGATCGCCGGATACACCGATGGCGCATTGAGAGCCAGTGCAAGCGTTACCTATGACCAGTGGTTTGTTGCATGTGCTCTTCACACTGGCTCGCAGATTCAAAACCGCGTCAACAACGGATCGGCTTCAACCTTTACCCACACCCTGAACAAGCAATTCACCCGTTTTTCCATTGGGGATTCGCTTCCTTTTGGGTACGGCGTCACCTGGCGCGATCGCGTTGGCGAGGCGATTCTCTTTGATCGAGCTTTGACCGCATCAGAAATGAACGCGACTGCGAGATGGCTTGGAAAGAAATGGGGAGTAGCCGTCGCATGAACTGGAAGTGGCGAGTGATCGTAATCGTGCCCGACGAAAGCAAGCCAACCGCCGAGCAACTTGCTCGCGGAATCAACTCAAGCGGGCCTGAGTATGACGGCGACGCATTCACGGTTCCGCTGTCTGCGTCTGGTTTGCTGCCTGCCACACACTGGGCTCTCTACACATCCGCAACAGACGAAATCGTTTCGGCCATGATCAGCGCCATGCCCGGCGTCAATGGCGCACGGTTCTGGCGTCATGACATAGATGGCAATCTTGTCTCCAGTAACGTCACGGCTGCATCTGGCCAGCAGTGGAGCTATGACCGAAGCATCTCCGAAGCTGGCTTGCTGCCTATCGTCGGAGCTGGCATATAGCCAACTGGAAGGCCAACATGACCCGCCTTGCCCTTGCCATCATTCTTGTCATCCTTGCCACGCAGGCCGACGCTCGGCCTCGACGGCAGGCATCATCGACCTATGCCGCAGTGCCATCCGGCGGCGACACCTCGACGGCTCAGGGAGTCGCCGAGATACAGGCACGGCTCGGCAGAGTCGGGCACTTCGGCGGCAACCGCACGGGAAGCCATGAAGGGTGCGGATGCGGCGCAACGCCGTCCGCAGCCCTCTCCAGTTGCTGCTATTCGCAGAGCGGCATGGCCGTGGTGGATCAAGGCGTGGCCTATGGTCATGGCCGATGGTTCGCCTGCAAGCGGTATCGGTAACTGCAAGCCTAGAACCAATCGGGCTACGCTGAGAACACCACTCCAACACAGGAAACACCATGTCCGATTCAAAGATCTCACGCCGGAACCGAGACTTCGACATCACCACCAGCACGGCCACGGCAACCGCCACAACCCTAGACTTCCGTGATGTTGCTGGTGCTGTTGTGTCGTTTGGCACGATGAGCACCAACGCAGCATCCCTGCAGATCTGGGTTGGCAACTCGAGCAGCGGAACCTTCCGGCGTCTCTACAAGGCGGATGGAAGCGTGGCTGATATCACTCTTGCCCCCTCTAGCACGGAAGGCCGAGTGTACGCGTTGCCTGATGAGGCTTTCGCTGCTGCCTATGTGCGAGTGGTTGCCGGCTCCACCAACAGTGCTGGAGTTAGCGGCGTGGTCATGCTGAAGAGCTGATCCCCCCCCTATATGCCGTTTCGTCCTGCACAACATAAGCCGAAACGAATAGCCCCCCTCCAGCGTAGAGATGAGTCTGCTAGGCCGAATGCCTATAGGCGTGGATACTGCGACTCAATGCACAAGGCATGGAGGCTCGCAGTCCTGGTGCGTGATGCTTGGCAATGCCAGTCCTGCAAGAAAGTATGCGGCCCCCCCGGCCCGCCTCCCCACGCCGACCACATCACGCCAGTTGCTGACGGTGGATCTCGGTACGACGTATCCAATGGTCAGACACTTTGCCTGTCATGCCACGGACGAAAGACAAGACGCGAGCAGGCTGCCAAGAAAACGCAATGCGTCAGCGGCGGCGAGGCAAGCATAAAACCCAAACTCCCGGCACGGTGATCTTTGGCAAAAAAGTTTCGCAAAGTTTGAAAAACCTTGTCGGCGGGGAGGGTGGGCAAGGTCTCTGGGGCTGCCAAAAATAAAAACCCCGGTCGCCTGCTATGTGTATCTGTTGACAAAAAGCCAGAGTGTTTTTTAACCATGAAACGCGGTCGCCCGCCCAAGCCAGAAAGCCTCAAAAAACTGACGGCCAGCGGCCGCAAAATCACGCGCGACCTTCCATCGCCGGCAGGGGCACCGCCGATGCCGAAGCGGCTCATGACCGAGCAGGTCGCCGTAGAAAAGTGGCAGGAGCTCGTGCCAATCCTTTTGGCCCTCAAGACTCTGACCGTCTCCGATGGTGAGGCTCTTGCCACTTTGTGCGAAGTGTACGCTGCCTCTCAGGCGTGCCTGGCACAACTGCGAGCACTCGGGCCGGTGATTGAAACCGACCTGGGAGGCGTCAAGCCAAACCCTGCCGGCACGCTATACCGTGGATTAGTGGCGTTGCAGTCATCGCTAATGTCCGATTTTGGGCTGACCCCAACAAGCCGGGTGAGACTTGGCAGCAAGCCGGAAGAGCCGGAAGAAGACCGACACGCTCTCGTGTTCGCTGGATGACCCGTGCGGCAACTGCTCGAGTTGCTACGCCGTTGAGTTCTTCCACAACTACCTGACGCACGCGAAGGGCGAACTAGGTGGCCAGCCGTTTCGGCTGGAACGGTGGCAGCAGGACTACGTGCGAAAGCTGTTTGCGTCTGAAGGAAAGACGCGAAAGATTCGGACAAGCCTGCTTGCTATTCCAAGAAAGAACGGAAAGAGTTCGCTTTGCGCCGGAATCGCCCTGAAGCTGCTGATGGAGAACGAGCCAGGATGCGAAGTCTATTCCTGTGCCGCATCCAGAGATCAGGCTCGGCTTGTTTTCGACATGGCCAAGGTTTATGTCGAACAGTCGCCGATACTTCGCCAGCACTTGAAGATCTACAGAAATGCCATCGTTCGCGAGGCAACGCATGGCACGTACAAGGCACTATCTGCTGAGGCAGGAATACAGCACGGGCTTTCCGCTCACGGCGTGATCTTCGATGAGCTGCACGTCTCAAATCGTGAGATGTGGGAGGTGATGCTGTCTAGCCAAGGTGCCAGGCGGCAGCCGCTGACGGTGGCTCTTACTACGGCCGGCTACGACCGCAAAAGCGTCTGCTGGGAAATCTGGAAATACGCCGAGGCCGTCGCCAGCGGTGCGGTTACTGATCCGACTTTTCTGCCTATGCTTTACGCAGCACCGCCGGAGTCTGATTGGAAGCTGGAAGCCACATGGGCGAAGGCCAATCCAAACCTAGGCGTTTCCGTGCGGACTGAGTTCCTCCGCAGCGAGTGCGCTCGAGCGGTTGAGATGCCGGCTTACGAAAACACATTTCGTCAGCTGTACCTCAACCAGTGGACAGAGCAGGATCAGCGGTGGTTACGGATGGATCATTGGGCTCAGGGCAACAGTCCGTGCCCTGTGGATCTCACCGGCCGCGAGTGCTGGGCTGGCCTGGACTTGGCAACCACATTCGACACAACGGCGTTTGTCCTGCTGTTTCCCCTAGACGATGGCACCTACTGGGTAGAGCCGCACTTCTGGATACCAGACGAAAACGCTCACCAGCGGGAACGTCGCGACAAGGTGCCTTACTTGACGTGGCATCGCCAGGGGCACCTGCACATGACTCCTGGCAACGTCACTGATTTTGATCTAGTGCGGGCTGGCATCAACGAGCTGGCCAAGAAGTACCGGATTCGGCAGATCGCGATTGATCGCTGGAACTCGACGCAGCTTTCGACGCAACTGCAAGGAGACGGCCTAGATGTCGTAGGTTTTGGGCAAGGCTACGGCAGCATGAGCAGCCCAGCCAAGCAACTTGAAGCCATGGTGGTTGGCGGAAAACTCCTCCACGGTGGCCATCCGGTGCTGACCTACCAGGCAGGCAACGTGGCGATTCAGGGCGATCCAGCCGGAAACATCAAGCCCAGCAAATCACGCAGCACA